CTTGGTCTGAAGAACGGGCGGCCTGGGCGGTACACCACCGCGCACATCATGGCCGCGTTCAAAGGACTGCGATTCGGTAACAGCAAGTGAGCTAACGCCAAGCATAGGCTGATCCCCGAAAAGCGGCACACCCTTGGCCGCCTGGCTTGGCTTCCTTCTCAAGGGCGAGCGTGAAGGGGCGCGCATGACACGGCAGTCAAAGACAAAACCGATCGATGCGGCAAAGTTGCTTGCCGAGATACAGGCCAAGAATCCACAGCCGTCAGTGACCGTTGACGAGTTGATGCGGAAGCATCAGCGTGGAAGTCGAAGCCGTTTCCGTCGAGACCCTTTTGCGCTGATACAGCAATTCGTCTCTTGTTTCCACTTCAAGGAAGGGCGCGCGACGCTGGCTTTCCGCCCTGACGATTCGATCATCGAGCTATTGGCTGAGCGATTTCGAGAGTACATCAATGGCAAGGACTCCCTTGATAGCACCTTTGCACTCAAGAAGTCCGGAATGCGTGGCCGGCGCACCGCCCGGGAGGTAGAGCGGCTCCTCACTCAAGAGTTTGGCGCGAAGATGTTGTACGAATGGCTCACTGAAAACGGAGCTTCGAAGGATCAGGCCATAAGCAAGATCGCTACTTCCTACTGCTGCAGCACATCCAAAATCCATTCCTTGCTATTCCGCGATCGCTCGAAAATGCCTACCCCGAAGAAATAGGTTTGGTGTAACGAAGTCGGAATTTCGTACACCCAACTTTTCGCAGCGTCGCGCTCTAATACTCACACGCACTCCCGCGCATTTCGTCCTACAAATTACGGACGCGGCTGAATCATACGGGAGCGCCGCCGCGGTCCCGGGAGTTTCAATTGCAAGCTCAACTCAATTCGCCGCGTGACAAAAGTCACCCACTTCGCGCGGCTTCATCCGTTGGCTCCCTTGTAACGGAATTTTGGCAAGCGCCAGACGAGGCCCGCTTCAATCAGCGAACGATCGCGGCCGTCCGCAACTGCTCGGAGGCACTGCTTGAGCGCGAGCGATGGGCTGGTACAAGCGGCCCGCCCTTCATAAAAGACGGGCGGCGCGTCCAATATCGCAAGCTCGACGTCGTGAAGTGGCTCAACGGGCACCAGACCTTCCGCAGCACGTCGGAATATCCCGAGCCGCAGGCGGCGTAACCGCCATGGACCAAAAAACAAGCCCGGCCGCGGGTGGGACCGCGGGCACGGGCATCGGTGAATCCAGGCAGCCCAACGGTAGCGCCACGCCGCGAAAATGGCAACGGGTGCTGCGTGCCTTCGTTGACGGACGGACGCTGAACCGATTTGAGGCCGTCCGAGAGTTGCGGGACTGGTGCCTCAACACCACCGTCAGCCAGCTTGAGCAGCGCGGTGTAACGATCCTGAGGCGCGACGAAACCGTCCCGGGTGCATACGGTCCGGTTCATTGCTGCCGCTACTGGATCGCGCCAGGATCGATTCAGCACGCCACGGCCCTCCTCAGCCGACCCGAATCTCGCCCTGCGGCTGAGCGCGCGTTGGAACCCGCCGCATGAGCCAGAAATCTCCTCGCGAAGGGAGCCCGTAATGCCGGCCCGGGTAATTCGCAACGGTCTCATTGACAGCGAGATTATCGCGGCGCTGCACGATCGGACTTTCCGGCTCTATGTGCATCTCCTTCTTTCCGCCGACGATTACGGGCTGGTCGAGATTGACTTCGGGCCGGTTCGTCGAGCGGCACCATTGCTGGACTGGAACCGCGAACTCGTCGCCAAGATGTTGGGAGAGCTGGTCGACGCGGCCCTGATCCTGCCCTACGAGGTCGAGGGCAAGCGCTACGCGGCGATCGCGAGGTGGCGATCCTGGGTCAACTCGACGAAACCGAAGCACCCTACACCAGCGTTTGGCATGGCGCATGTACTGCAGCCGTATTACTTCAAGTCGCAGAGCGTCCGAGAAGCGGCGTCGAAATTTCTTAGTCATCTCAAAGAACTTGGTCTCAAGAGTCCCCCACCAGTACCCCCCCAGGGGGGCGCTGGCTCCCCGCTGGTTGTAGAAGGGGTAAGGGGTAAGGGAGTAAAGATTAAACCAGCCGAGCCTGACGGCTCGCTCGATCCGGTTTGGGGACCAGGTCTGCAAACCCTCATCACCGCAGGCATTCGCGAGGACCAGGCACGGAGTTTTGTCGGGGCGCTGCTTGGCTCCTGGACCGCAGCCGACGTGCTCGAAGCATTGCAGGCCTCATCGGGAGCGGCGGATCCCCGTGGTTACGCTCGTGGTGTTCTGAAGGACAAGCCAAAGAAGGGCGAGCCGGCGCGCCAGAACCTATCTGCGGCCAAGAGGATCGTTACATGAGCCTCTCCGACTACGCCGAGCGTCGAGTACTGGCCCTCTTGTTGGCCGATCCGCAGCGAGTTCAAGAGACCGATTTGGCGGCCGACGATTTCGAGTATCGGGACCACCGTGAACTTTTCCAAGCCATCACGGAGAAGCGCACCGGGGACGTCTTGGCGCTCGACCTGCCGGATGATCTTTCCAGGTTCGCACTCGCACTGGATGAAAACTGGACGCCAACGAACTTGCTGGTGATGTCGGGGATCGTCGGTGCGGCAGCCAGGCAGCGAGGATTCGCCCGCAGTGTGTCCCGTTTGCGCGGAGATCGAGCGAAGAGGTTCAGCCTGTGAAAACCGTTGCCTTCGCTGACAACCTCGATGCCCTCGTCGATCTGTATCGAAAAGGCATGCCGCGAGGATCGCGTACAGGCTGGTCGGCGGTTGACAGGCATTACACCGTCGGGCCTTCGCAGTGGACCGTGATCACCGGTATCCCGAATCACGGAAAGTCGGAATGGTTGGACGCGCTCCTGGTGAACCTTCTTGACCGGCCACTCGACAGCAAGCCGTGGAAGTTTCTGATTTGCTCGCCAGAGAATTGGCCACTCCAGATCCACGAGGCCAAGCTGCTCGAGAAGCTGATCGGCAAGCCCTTCGCCGAGGGCCCGAGTGCGCGAATGACTGAGTCCGAGATTCGCTCCGCGGCAGCGAGGATCATGCGCGATCGCTTCACGTTCGCCGAGCTGGAGGAAGGCGAGACCTTCCCCGATCTGCTGGTCGGCGTTCGAGAGTTCGCGGCGCGCAGCAAAACCCATCAGGTCGGCATCATTCTGGACCCGTGGAATCAGCTTGAGCATTGCCGGCCGGCGCATCTGTCGGAAACCGAGTACATCTCCGAGGCCCTGTCTGCCGCAATTCGCATTACGCGCACGACCGGCGCACATCTCTGGATGGTGGCGCATCCGGCGAAACTCTGGCGCGACAAGGACGGCACCCGGCCGGTTCCTTCGCCATACGACATTTCCGGCAGCGCTCATTGGTTCAACAAGGCCGACAACTGCGTCACGGTCTGGCGCAACGTGCGCGCCGAGCCCGGAGACGACGATTACGGGGTCGTGCAAATCCACGTGCAAAAGGTGCGCTTCAAGCACATCGGCTTCCAGGGAACAGTCGATCTGCTGTACGACCGTGTCACCGGCCGCTACAGCGACGTGGAAGCGCGGGTTGCAGGAACTGACGTGAAGACGCTGGCCTCCGGCGAGACTGTGGATTTCTGATGAAGGTCTCCCGCCAATTCGCCGAGAACTTCGACCTCGTGGTCCGTCACTACGCGCTGCCGCCGGACGAAGTCGAAGAGGCCAAGGCCGCGGCCAAGCGCAATTTGAGCGCCGCGGAGGTGAGCTTCGCTGCGATGGCGGACAGGATCCGGCAGCAAACCGTGCAAGGTGAGGAGAGCGGCCCATGTTGATCGTCGGCATTGATCCTGGCATCACCGGCGCGATCGCGACGCTCGACCATACCGGGTTGCTGTCCGTGGACGACATCCCGGTCATGGCCTGCGGCAAGGGCGCCGGCAAGCGCAAGAACCAGGTAAACGCCGCCGGGCTGTCCGCGCTGCTTAAGGAACGCGTCAGCGGCCGGGCTGACGAGGTCCGGGTCGTGCTCGAGCGCGTTGCCAGCATGCCGGGACAGGGCGTCGCCGGCGTCTTCACGCAGGCCTATAAGGCAGTTGGATTCAGGGCAAAAAACGACGCTGTGGCTGGTGTGAATGCGCACAATCTTTTAAAAGATCATAAGGTTCAGGCGCTTCTAAAAGAACGCCGTGAAGTCCTGCGTGAGAAGTCCGGCCTGACTGCTGAGCGCGGTCCGGTAGGCGGATCTGCGACGCGCGGTGTGTATGTCCAAAGATGTCCTGACCTCCGAGGCCAGAAGGAAGTGCAGATGAAGAGGAACACACGACCCAGGCCTTCGCCTGCTAACAGGCAAAAAACAGGCAAGCGCGGCGGAACGGGGGATGCGCACCGCCTGTGCTTGTCGCCTGCCGCTTCCAGCGCCCGGCGGCTACTCAAGCAGGCCGACATAAGCCTACAGATCAAGCAGCGACGCGCTGAGACTCTCGCACAGGTACAGACGAAGACCCAACTGACGGAAGAAGCGTTCGCTGGCGGCATTGCGGGCCGGCCACTTGGTACCCGCCTGTCCACAGATGTCCACATTTCAGAACGCGGTGGCTGCGTGGAAGCGGGTGATACATGGCATGCACCGTAACAGACCTTAACGTTTTCGGAGAGTTTCGGCACAAGCGCGCACGGCCACCGGCGGCACGAATGCTAACAAAAGCTAACCTGGAAGGTTTTGAGGATGCGACGACTCGTTGAAAGCTGGATCGAGGCTGAGCGGTCCCGCGGGAGCAATCTGACTGACGCGATCCGCCTGCTGAACGAGGCGTTGGACAGCAAGGTTACGCACAGCCGCTTGAGCGAGTGGAAGCGCGGTCGCTATGTGCCCAAGCAGGAGGCGCTGTCATTCATCCTGCTTCGGACGCTGCCATGGGCTATCGAGCAGGCCGGCATCAGGGCGAGCGAGGAGCAGATCCGAGCGTTGGAGCAGTTGGTCTGGATTGGCGACGATGACGGCTACGAACTGCTTTGATACGCGTTGCGAATGTTGAGGGATGTTAAGGCCAAGGCGGCACCCAGGGAAAAGAGGTCGCAGTGATACAGAGCGCAATGTCGCAAGAAGTCGTACCGCTCAGGGATCGCCTGGAGCACTGCCTTTTGGTGAGCAATGCGATGGAGCTTATCTACGGCAACGCCGCTTCTCGTCAAGAGACTCTGACGATGTTGGAATCGAGTCAGCGGCCCGAGGAGGCATTGGCGGAGGCGAGCGTGACGATCGTTCGTAGTCTGAACCAGAAAGGCACAACCCAGGCCCCTGTTCTTCTTCGGGCGGCCGCTGGGGATGTGCTCGAAATGCTTGCCGAAATCGCTCAGGCGTTCGGGTTGTTCGAAGTCAACGAAACGACGATGACTGCAGCCGCGCAGCGCGTGCGCGAAATGTTTCTTAACTGAAAGAGGTAACTGACATGGGGATGTTCTCAGGAATCACGAGGGCGTTCAAGAGCATCATAAAAGGCGTGGGCAAGGTGTTTAAGGCGGTGGGCAAGGCGGTCGGCGGGATCGTCAAGAGCAAGATTGGCAAGATCCTGCTCATCGGCGCGGCGATCTGGCTGGGCGGCGCGGCCGCCGGGCTGTGGAAGACCGGCTTCGCCAGCATCGACGGCGCGCTGGTGACGGCCACGCAAGCCGCCAGCCCCGCCGCAGCGGCTGCCGCCGCGCCTGCGGCTGGCTCTCCGTTCACGGCCGCATCGGTGGCATCGACCGCAGCCAACACCGCTACCGGTGGCCTGTCTGCCGCCGCACCTGCAGCCGTTGCCAGTCCGTTCACGGCGGCAGCGCCAGCGGCATCAACCGCCGCCCCGGTCGCCGGTGTTGGCGCGGGCGGTGTTGCCGCAGCCGCGCCGGTGAATTATGCCGGTGCCGCCGAGGCGCTCACAGCGGCACCGAAGGTCGGCCTGATGAGCAAGGCCGGTGCCGTGGCAAAGGGTGCCGCTGGGTGGATTGCAAGGCCGGAGAACCAAATTCCTGCACTGATCGGCGGCAACATGCTGATGTCGGCATTCACCCCGGATCAGTTGGACGTGATGGAACGCGAGCGACAGCTGCAGCAGGAGGATCTCGCGCGCGCAAACGCGAACATCTCGGGTGTGGCCGGGATTCCGGCGTTGCAGAACACCGGCAAGAGCCCGTATGCGGAGCTCCCTAATTTTTTGACGTATCCGCCAGCGCAACGGACGGGCTTCATGGGGAGACGCGCATGAGCTTGATGCGAAAGGCGATGAAGGGACTTGGTGCTGGCCTGTCGGCAGCAGGAGAACTTGGTTACAAGGCGAAACTGTCCTCAGACTTCGAAGCTCAAAAAGCCGAAATACTGGCGAAGCGCGACGAATTCATGGCCCGCCATGACGATCGCAGCCTCGACAAGCGGATCGCCTCGGCAGAAAGGATCGCCGGTACCGAAAACCAGACGCGGCGCGCCCTGCAGCTGACGGAGCGCGAATGGCAACTCCAGGACGCCGATGCAAAGCGCACCGCGGACGCCGAAGGCTTGGCCGCAAAACAGGACTTCGAGATGAAGAAGCTGAACCGCGAACAGGAGTTGAGGAAGGATCTTGAGACGTTCAAGGCCGAGCACGGCACCAGCACGAGCACGCTCATCGAGAACGTGAACTTTCTGGTCAAGGCAGAGATTGCCAACAGCCCGCAGGAAGCGTTCGAGATGCTGCGGACATCCGTCGAGAAGCCGGAGCACCAAGCGATCCTTGACCTCGCCGGATCGCTGCGAAGCGGTTTCGGGTACAGCGGCAAAGATGGCGTCGAGCGATCGATGACTGACGCCACGCGCATGGTTCGATCGCTCAAAGGGGGCGCAAGCGCTGTGTCACCGGCCGGGGCGAAAAAGAACTACACCGTCGGCGGCAAGACCTTCACCAATGCGGACATCGAACACACCGCCCGCAAGCACGGCATCACGACTGAAGAAGTGAAGCGTCGCCTGGGAATCCAGTAATGCCGCGCGACCTTTTCGAGGATCTCGGGGTCAAGGCGGGCGCACCGCTCCCGCCTGGCCGGGACTTGCTCGAGGAGTTCGATGTCGAGTCCGAGTTGCCTGCGGATGCTGAGGCCCCTCGTGATCTGTTCGGTGAGTTGGGAATTGCAGGACCGCAGACGCCGTCGGTCTCATCTGATGGCGCGCCCGATTGGGTTGAGCAACAGAACGCTCGCGAGCGCGCCGACATGCAGGACAGCTACGCCCGGTCCGGCGCCGCGTTCGATCAGGCCGTTGCTTCACCCGTCGCAGCCCCGCAACCGCCACCCACCTTCGACACGAGCAACGCCCCAGGCCTCGTAACACCCGGCAACATCGACCTGTTCAATCGCCCGCAAGTCAAGAATCCGGACGGCAGTATCAGCACGGTGCGCTCCATGAGTTTCAACATGGACGGCAAGGAAGTGCTGGTCCCGACCGTGAGCGAAGACGGCCGCATCATGGGCGACGATGAGGCGGTCGAAACCTATCGAAAGACCGGCAAGCATCTCGGAATTTTCGACACCCGTCAGAACGCCTCCGCTTACTCCCAGCGACTGCACGATCAGCAGGATGCCTTCTACAGGCAGCGGCCACCAGCCGCACCGCCTCCCACCGCAGCACCGCAACGCCCCCAAGACCCGGAACGCATCGCCATCGATGGCATGATCGCCCAGGCCGAACAGGATGCCGCGCGCATCATGCCGGATCTCGTGCTTGATGAAATCGAAGTCCCGGGCAAACGCGCGCCGCCGTTTGGTACACCGGAATATCAGAGATGGAAAGCAAGCCTGTCTCCTGAGGAGCGTGCGGCGATCGAGGCTGACGAACGTTCCGTTGGTTTGGGTCAGGAGAAAGCGCCGGCGGAACTCTCGCCCGGGCACTTCCTGCGCCGGCCGTCTGCGCCCATCGATCCAGCCCAAGAACCTGCCGTTGTTCCTGGGATCGAGCAGCGCGGCGCGCCAATTGACGAGCAGACCTACCTCGCCATCAAGGGCGCTTACGACGCGGCCACGCCACAGGAGCGCGTGCGCATGATGGCACAAGGGGGCTGGCGCGGGAGCGTGGCCAAGGCGATCGACCGGCAGTACCGGCAACTGGATACCGATAAGGCGCGGATGCCTGCCCTTGGCGTGGCCGACACACGGGTCGAGGCGCGTGCGCAGCGCTACGGCCTGCAGGGTGCCAGCCCGGAGGTCGCCGGCAACATGGCGGCAACCGAGATGCGGTTCGGCGCCACCGAGAAACCTGTTGCCACGGTCAAGCCCTCTGCATTCGATTTCGAGGCCTCGAAGGGACTTCGCCCCGATGGCAGCACGTCGCAGATGGTCCGTCGCGGTGCCTACCTTGGGCGCAAGCAGCTCAAGCAGCAGGTTCTCGGCTTGCACGAAGCCATCGGTGATCTGATCGGCGCCGAGGATTACGCCGCGGTGATGGGGCGCGGCCACAAGGAAGCGCAGCGGGAGATCGAGACTGCTGGTGAAGCGAAGACCGCCTTCGAACGCAATTTCGAGGGTGCCATCGCCTCCACCATTTCGCAGGGCCCCGGGATGGCTCTTGCCGTGGCCACCGGCACGCAAGCCGTGCCACTGATGATGATGGGCGCGCAGGTCTTCGGGCAGGAGTATGCGACCGGCAAGGCCGCAGGACTCGACAAGCCCGCTGCCATCACGCGCGCCGGCATCCAAGGTGCTGCAGAAATCATCGGGGAAAAACTCTCCCTGGGTGCCACCACTACGGCCATGCGCGAGGGCATCCGGCGCGCTGTGGATGCTGTCCGCCGCGCTCCTGTGGATGCCACCAGGGAAACCCTCTCCAACCTGTTCCTGAAGTCGCTGGGCAAGGAGAACGTCGGCGAGCAGATCACGACAGCCGTTCAGTTCTGGGCCGACAAGGCACCCGAGATCGGCCTGAATCAGCAGGCGACCCCGCTTGATTACCTCAATGCCGTGGCGGACACGCTGGTGCAGACCACGATCCAGTCCGGGCTCATGGCCGGCGCCGGGATGGGGCCGTCCGTGGTCGTGCGGGCAGTAACTGATCGCGGCGAGAGTAAGGCGCTGGCCACCGCGCGCGCGGAGAGCGCCAAGGAAAAGGCACTGGCACAGTGGCGGCAGGCATTCCATCCCGAAGGCAAACGGGAGCCCGGTGGTGCGCCAGCCGATCGGGTGCCCGGTGCGGCTGGGGTTCAGGTAACGGCAACGGGCCCGGAACCGGAAACACCCTCGGGGATCACCACGGCGGGTGCCAAGGCGCCGCTGCCACAGGAAGAGGTCGCCGCTGTCGGTCGCATCACCGCTGGCCAGGAGCGGGAGCCTGTTGCCGTAGATCGCAAGCCGCAGCCGCCCCTGCCGGCCGATGCCGAGCGCGCTGCGCCATTCTCCGAACCAATCCCAGCCTACAAGTCCCACGACAGAGCCAAGCTCGAAGCGCTGAAGTTGACCAGGCTGGGCACACCGTCGCGGGTGACGCCGCACCCCACGGAAGCCGGCATGTTCGCTGTCGTTCCCCGCGAACCGATCCGCAGCGTTTCCCAGAAGGCGGCCGACGAGCGGCGCGCAGAGCCCACCGTCGAAGACATCCACGCCCTAGCCGACCGGAAATTGATTCCCTGGGACAACGATCCCGATTTCATGGCGCTGACGGAAGAAGTCACCGGGAAGAAACACCTAGACGAACTCTCAGCCGCTCAGAGGAAAGTCCTCTTCGAGCGTCTGTATCAGAAGCCCGACAGCGTTGACCAGGATCAAACCGGTGAGGCGATCGACACCGCAGCCGACGAGGCGGCGACCTCGCCGGCGAATGATCTCCCGGAACCGACCGAAGGCCAGAAGGAGGCGGGCAACTACAAGAAGGGCCACGTCAGTGTAAGCGGGCTCGACATCTCGATCGAGAATCCGGTGGGCTCCACGCGCAGCGGCACCGACGCCAGCGGCAAACCGTGGTCGGTGACGATGAAGTCGCACTACGGGTATATCGTCGGTGTCCCAGCGCGCGCACCGGACAAGGAGCACGTCGACGTGTACGTAAAGCCGGGCTCGGCACCGGACTTCGAGGGCGATGTCTTCGTCGTCAACCAGATCAAACCCGAGACCGGCCGCTTCGATGAGCCGAAGGTCATGATTGCCTACCAGACGGAAGCGGAGGCAAAGGGCGCTTACCTGGAGAACTACACCAAAGATTGGAAAGGTCTGCAGAGCATTGTCCGGGTACCGATGGAGCGCTTCCGCTCGATGCTGCAGGATCCCGATGTCTTCAAGCAGCCAGTGCGGCCCGGAGAAACCAGGGCAGACCTTGCCGTCGATGGGCGCGATGTCGGCGCCATGGTGCGTGTCGTGGATGGTCCGGTGAGTATCAAGGGGCAAGTCGGCACGCTGCGACCGAACGGAAAGATCAGGCTGGAGAGCGGTGAGGTCCGGCCACACGGGGAAAGCGCCAGGTTCGAAAACCTAAGAAAACCTAAGGTTTCGGGTATCTCCCCCTCCATGGTGTTCGCCAGCGAGAACACGGCCGAACTCAAGGCCAAGACGCTGACCACTGCCGGCAGTCCGTCCGTGGTGATTCCACATCCGACAGCCGAGGGTAAGTTCGCGGTGGTGCCGCGGGCACCCGTCCGCGCAGCACCGGTGGCGGATAGATCAGAACCTGACCTGACCGGTAAGGTGCGGGAGACCATCCCGCCAGAGTCCGAGGCCTCGGCCCTTGCCAGCGCCCTGCGCAACGCTGCAGACGCCATTGAGCAGGCAACAAAGGGCCGCGAGGCCACTCGCCCATCTGCGAAGGAACGTGCTGTCCTCGGCATGCCTGAGGCGGCTGCGCCCGCCTACACCGCGCCGGATGAGTCCAGCGACATTCGACCCGACGTAGACAAGGCACGGCCGGATGCCATTCGCGAAGCCATCACGAAGCTGCTGAACGTTCCGATCAATGAGCGCAGGTTCAACGTGCGCAGAGCCGCCGGCATCTTCAAGATCAAACCGCAGACCATCCGGGTCCGCAACATCAACGACATCGACACCATCAGCCACGAGGTCGGCCACCACTTCAGCGAGACCAGCAAACTGATTCGCCGGAAGACGCTGGAGCATCGGGCCGAACTGCTCACGCTCACGCCCAGCGCCTATACCAGGGAACCACTCAAGCTACGCATCGAGGAAGGCTTCGCGGAATTCGCGCGGCTCTACCTCACCCGGCCCGAAGCCGCGAAGGCCGCGGCGCCGAAGTTTCATGCTTCATTCGAGGAGTACGCGAAGGCCTATTCCTACTTGCCGATCTTCGAAGAAATCCGCGGCATGATCGGTCAGTGGCAAAAGCTCGATCCGGTCGAGCGGATCATGGCCAAGGTGGGATCACCAAAGAAAAGCATCGCCGACCGCCTGGGCGAAACGTTCGGCAAAGATCGGCTAATCTTTGAGGTCCTCGACAACTGGCTGCCGCTGAAGCGCATGGTCGAGGACCTGGCGCCGGATGTCGCAGCCAGCAGGGATCCCTTCAAGGCCGCGCATTTGCTCGCCGGCGATGTCGCGATCATCGAGGACTGGCTCACCCGCGGCACCATTCCGTTCGACTACGCGAAGCGCGCGGATCCCAAGAACTACGGCATGCCGCTGCACGCCATCCTCAAACCCGTGGCGAACGAGTTGCGCGGTTTCACCGCCTACCTGATCGCCAAGCGTGCCGAGGAACTGCACAAAGTCGGCAAGGAACGGCTCTATACGCCCGCCGAGATCAGGGCCGGCCTCGCGCTTGAGACGCCGGCCTTCAAGGCTACGGCGCAGGAGTTGTATGACTACCAGGATCGGCTTCTCGACTATGCCGTCGAGGGTGGGCTGCTGTCGCCTGAGGTCGCGGACAAATTCCGGGAGTACACCGCTTACATCCCGTTCTTCCGCGAGAGCGACGACACGGGCGGCGGGCCGACATCGCGCAGCCCCTTCAAGCGCCTGTTCGGCGGGACCGCGAACTTGCGCGACCCGCTCACCAACATTATCGAGAACACGGCGACGATCATTCACGCCACGAACCGTAACGCTGTGCTCGCGAAAGCCCACGAGTTGGCGAAGGCGGTGCCGGGCGGCGGGCGCTGGATCGAGGAGATCCCGATCCCGCAGCAGGCAGTCCAGCTCTCGACCCAGCGGATTCTCGATCAGCTCGCCAAGCAAGGCGCGACCATCGATCGCGAAGCCGCGAAGGACCTGGCTGCGATGCAGACGTTCTTCCGGTCGGATGTTCGAGGCGACAAGGGGGAGCGAATCATTGTCATCAAGGACCAGGGTGAGCCGAAGGCCCTGCAAATCAACAGCCGCATGCTGTGGCACGCCCTCGAAGCGTTCGAGCCATTCGACCTCGGCCTGGTGGGGACGATCCTCGCGGTGCCCTCTGACATGCTCCGGGCCGGGGTGACGCTGAGTCCCGAATTCATGGCGCGCAACTTCATGCGCGACACCATCTCCGGCTTCATCCAGTCGAAGCACAACATGATCCCGGTGCTGAACACCGCCGGCGGCTTCAAGGCAGTGGCGACACGCTCCGAGGCCGCAAAGCTCTACCGTGCTTTCGGCGGCGCCTACGCGGACATGTGGAAGGGCGAGAGCGAGCAGACGCGCAAGACCCTCGAACGCATGGCCAAGCGCGGCAAGTTCGACCCGCGAACGATCCTGACCCCTGCCGGCATCGTCGGATTGCTACACGGGCTCGGATCGATCTCCGAAGCCGGCACGAGGGTCGCCGAGTTTGAGAAGACCATGAAACCGGGCGACATCGACAGCCTGATCGACGCCGCGTACAACGCCCG